TTATGATGCTTTTAAATCGTTTTTAATCACTGTTTGAAAAAGGTTTCGGCTCGCGCAGCGTGACCGTGAATCCGGCTATCTGCTGGCCGGTACTTCTGATTGTCGTGAACTGGCTGTACCGGGTATATTCCTTCAGATAGACCTTCATCACCCGGCCTATCTCCGGGACATCCAGCGTCAGCCATCCGGACTTCAGCAAGGCAAGCACGGCGTTGTAGTTATTGAACCACCCGGCCTGTGTATCCGCGACCACCGCCATCTTCAGCATGATGTCCCTCGCCTCGTAGCGGGGAAGCAGGGTTTCGGGCAGCTCCTCGCCGTCAAGCTCCCGGTAGCTGACGGATGTGTACTCCTTCATCTTCGGCGGCTTCATCAGCGAGTCGTAATTGGTATGGTCCCCCGCGTTTTCCTCGTACAGGAAACATCCCAGGGACGCCATGTCCGTCCCGTTTATTTTCAGCAGTCCTTCCTCCACTTCCATAGTCCTATGTTTTCAGTTTCACACCGCGCCGGAGCTCCGCGATGTTCTCGTTTATCGTCTCGAGGTGTCTGAGGTACTCCGAATTCCCCGCAATTTTGCCCAGGGATGTCGCCATCCCCTCGAGATGCCTCGTAAGGTTGTTGTCAATGCTGATGATACGGTCAAGGGCCGCGTTGCCGATCCCCTCCAGCCTTCCGGCCGTCTCCTCGGTCATGGAGGTGACGGTTCCGGCCCGGCCGGACTGGGAGGAGCCCTCCGGCTGCCTGATGTCGATCCCGGCATCCTTCAGGTAGCCGCCGACCAGGTCCATGATGTTCTGCAGCTCGGGTATGGCGCTCTGGTAGTCGCCTACCAGGCCTTCGGTGCGTTCGGCCACCTTCTTCATCAGCTCCGTCTCGTCGATCTTTCCTTTGGCGTACTCCTCGTACAGGGCGGCAATGTCATCACCGAACGAGCCGACCACCTTGTCAAGCACGATGGTGCGCATCATGTCGGAAACAATGTCACGGAAGGTGTCCGAGGCATAGTCCTTGAAGCTGTCCAGCGCGTCCTTCCCGTTGTCGAACCAGTCCCACAGGCTGTCCACGAAGTTCTCCGTCAGCGGCTCGTACAGGGAGCTCACATACTCGTGCAGCTGTTCTATGTATTCGTCGTATTTTTCCCGGAGCTCTATAAGGGCCTCGAGCGTCTCCTTCGTCTGGCCCACAAGTTTGTCGCCGTAGTTGTCGATAAGCGATTGTGCAAGCTCCTTGTTGATCAGTCCTTCATCATCAAACAGCTCGCCTAAGCCCTGGTTCCGCGCCCAGGTGACAAGGTCCTCGGTCTTCTGTGACTTCCCGCCGATACCGGTGCCAAGGAAACCGCTGCTTTTTTTCCGCGTCTCGATACGCAGGTTGTTGATAGCCGCCGTCTGGCCTTCCTTGTAATCCCCCTGGCCCCAGATGTCCCTCCATTCGTCCCACCATGAGAGGGCGGACAAATTGCCCATCACCCAGTTGAGCGCGCCCGTCAGCCATCCGCCCCCGCTCTCGTTGCGGTATATCGCTTGTGACTCCATGGCCTTGTCCGCGTAAGCCTTGGCCACTTCGTCATGCAATGCCCTGTAATCACGGAGATTCTTGAGGTTGTCGGCGGAAAACCAGTTACTCTCGGCCTGCTGCGCCTCCAGGGCGGCGATGCGGTATTCGTTCACCGCATCGGTCAGGGCGTTTATCTCCTTGATCTTCTCGGCGTAGGCCTCGTATTGCCTGAAGGCCCGGTTGTTCCCCAGTTCGCTTATCTTCTGGAACAGCTGTATCGCCGCGGATATGATGGTCAGGATGACCGACGCCTTCTCCACCGCCGAGATGGCATTCACCCCGGTCTGCGCCACTTTGCCCAGAGAGTCGATGGTGGTGAGGGTGAACAGCGCCACATCCCCCATCAGGGTGATGATCTCCCCGGCCTGCCCGCCGATGGCGCCGCCCAGTTCCCCGACGGCACGCGCCAGCTCCCCGACGATGTCCGCCGCTTCCTTTTCGGCTTTCTCCACCCGGGAGGATGACCTGGCCACCTTGTCCTGCGCCTTGTTGTATTTCTCCATCGCGGCGGCGGCCGTCAGATAGGTTTCCTCCATCTTCCCGGTCCTGTCATTATACCTCACCCCCGTGGACACCCGTCCTCCGGCATTCACGGTCTCAAGGTTCTTCCGGGCCTCGGCAAGTTCGCGTTCGGCTTCGGCGAGCTCGCTCTTCCTGTCGGCAAGCGCCTGGAACGGGTTCCGGCTGTCCAGCTCGTCCATGATCTCCCGGATGGTCGTGGTGTATTCCCTCAGGTCCTCGGGGGAGAGCACCTGTGCGGCGGCCTGTTTGGCCTTCTCGAACTGTTCCAGCAGGGAGTTCAGGGTGCCTGTGGAAGTTTCCCGCAGGTTCTCGAAGGCACGTATGTAATCGGGTGATTCCGTCAGCTGCTTGTAGTCCAGTTTGATGAGTTCCTTCCCCTTGTCCTTGGTCGCACGCGCGATCTGCAGGTCCAGGGATTCCACCCCGGCGGCATCCCCTTCCGCTTCGGCCTTGCGGCGCTCCTCATAAAGCTGTCCGATCTTATGGTTGTATTCCTTGTCCAGGGCGGCCCGCTTCTCCTGGTAGGTGCCGTATTCCTTGTAATATTCCACCCATTCCCTCAGGTTCCTGTCGCGGAACTCCTTCTCGATGTCGTAGGATTCCTTCAGGTACCCCATGGTAGCCATCGCCCGTTGCTGGGACGCATTGTCCCTTACGGCCTGCCTTTCCTCGGGCGTGGACTTCACACCCCGTTTCTTCTCGGCCTCGTCCATTTTCTTGAGGGTGTCACGCTCTTCCTTGTCGATCTGTGCGAGCGACTCGTCAAGCTCCTGCCTTGCAAGGGCCTGGCGTTTCCTTATACCTTCCTGCATGACCGATATGCGTGCCGCCTCAAGTTTCTGCTGTGCCCTGATACGGGCGTCGGCGAGCTCGTCCTGATAATCCCGGGCCGATTTGCCCGTATCTTTGGTTTCCCTGCCGTCATCTTCCTTTATGCCTGCCGATTTAAGCCTCTCCTTCCATTCCTTTGTCCTTGCAAGGAACAGGTCCGTATAGGATTTGGCCGTATCCTCTGCCGCCTTCTGCTCCTCTTCCAGGGCGGAGATAGCATTTTCGCTGAGCTGTTCGGCCGTGGGAGCGTCCGCCTGACGGGTATAAGTGGCTGATCCGGACGCGGAAGAGAAGAAATTGGCCCTGAACTTGTCCCAGAAAGTCGGGCCTTTCTTCCGCCTTTCCTCTATCTCGTTCTGCTTTTTCAAGGCCTTCTCCGTCTGCTCCGTGGCCAGTTTGAACGCTGCGGCCGCCTCTGCCCTGAGGATCATCGCCCCGATGAATACGTCCGTATTGTCCACCAGCAGGTTCTCGGCATCATTCACGTTGCCCACCTCAACACCGAGTTTCCCGAACTCTTTCTTGTTTTCGGTGATGAACTGTTTCTTATCTGCCATGTTGTCTCCCAGTTCCTTCCATCTTTCGGACAAGGACCTGACGAGAGTGACCTGTTCCGCCACATCACTGCTGCTGCTTCTGAAGGATTCATTCACCTTTTCCTGGGCTTTCGCCGCGGACAGGGCGGCATCCTTCACGCCGAACAGGCTCTTCACCCATCCGCCGATCTCCTTCCCGTATACGACGGACAGGGTGATCAGGGCAGCCATCGCCGTCTGCCACGAGAACAGTGAGGAGAGCACCTGCTTCCACACCGGGGTGGCTTTCTTTCCGGCTTTGGTCAGCGCCTCATACTCCTTGCGGGCCGATGCCAGGGCTTCGGTGAACATGGGGATGTTGTTGGAAATGGCAAGGAAGAACATCTGGGGACCTATTGCCAGCGTGGGGAGCTCCCGGGCGATCTGCTGCATGCTCATCATCACATTGTTGAGTTTCGGGGCGGGATCATCTTTCACAAGAGGGGTGGAGCCTGTCTTTTTCTTCTGCTCCTCCAGCCCCTGCAATTCCGTCTTCAGTTGTCTGACAACTCCCTGCAGCGCCTGGATGTCCGCCATCTGGGCGTCGGTATTCGTACCTGCGGCCATGGCCTGTCTGAACCGTTCCTGCAGGGTCGCAAGCTCCTGCTCCAGTTGTGCGATGACAAGTTTGGCAAATTGGCTCATATTGCCCAGGTTGCCCTCCACCGAGCGCAATCCCTTCAGTGTCTTGTCGTCAAGCAGTATCTCCAGTCTTACAGGTTCCATTCCTATCCTCCGAGTTTTGTTTGAAAATATTCAGTGGTGAATTTGTCCGGCCTACGTTTGCGCTCCCTTTCCAGGAGCTCCTCCTTGGTCACATACCGGCTGACATCCGTGTTCATCAGCATCAGCTCGGCGTAGCTGATCTTCCACAGGATGTGCCGTTTTGTACGGCCGAACCGCTCCATCGCCTGCGCGATGATTCCGAAAACGCTATGGGGGCCTTCCTGCCGGCCCGTTAACCCGTTTTCCTTTCCCGGCTTCCTATCGGCTCCAGCAGCCCCGCTGTCCTGGACGCCAATGGAATAGTATTGCAAAAAGGCTGTATGTCCATGCCCCTGAGCAGTTCGATGAGGGCGGCGGAGAGCATCGCCGGATGCACCCTCCATCTGAGGTACCATGCCACAGGGCCGGAGAGCAGCATCCCCGAGAGCCATCCGGTGCATACGGCCAGTGCGACCATCCGGCTGACCGCCTTTCCCTTTTCCGCCACGAACCGCATCCTTTCTTCATAGTCCATCGCCCTGATATCCTCCGGGGTGACGCCGAGCTCCAGGTACCGCCTTGCTATGCGGATGACCGCCCCGGCGGGCGGACGGCGCATGACAAGGAAGGATTTCCCGGGGCGTTTTTTAAAGGGCCTGAGCGGCATCACCGGAATGCGGATGCCGATGTCAAGCAGCATGTCCGCCGCCTGGCACCGCGTGTCCCTGTCCTCCGTCATGACTGCGACGTAATTTCACTGGCGGGGGGCACCTGTCCGGGAGGGAACACTTTGTAGGGAGGTTTCTCCCCGGCCTCCTGTATCTCCAGTTCGCACTCGATGCCCAGCACGTTGCTGAAGTTGATCCCGTTGGCAAAATTGCAGGTGAGCACCCCGTTGTAGATCCGGATCGTGTGGCCGGTCACGGTTTCGATGTCAAACACGCCCTGCACATCCTTGTCCTCCGTCGGGGGCACGTAGATTCCGGTATCTTCCGTCGTTCCGCCCATCACCTGTATCATATTCTCCGCGGACAGCTCGATGAGCGTGAACGTCCATGTCTTGGTGCCCGGTGTGGACTTGATCACCGCGAACGGCGCGTTGCGTTTCTGCGCCGCCCAGATGCGGGTCTTGGAAGGCGAGTCGCCTCCGGGCTGCAGCCCGTCCTCAGATATCAGCCCGAGAGCCCTCCCGTTATGTTTAAGAGTTTTCACGCCATAGATGGCGCCGGTATTCGTTTCTGGCATAATGATTCATGTTTTAATTGTTCTTTGATTTGTCTTTAAACCGCCGGAGCCCCCAGAAGAGAAGCAGGAGGACAAAACAGCACAACACCTTCGTCCTTGTCCGCTCCCAAAAAGAGGGAACCGGCTGTTTTTCCTCGGCCGTACTCTCCTCTGACTCCCATCTCAGGTCCGAGGTCTCCCTTACGGTGATCTCCGGCCGGGCATGTGAGACGGCCGTGACGTTCACGCCGCCTTCCCCGTCCGATTCCACCCTCAGGTCCAGACCCTCATGCTGCTCCGTCACGCCCATGCCGGCCGGAAGGCCGCCTATCGTCCGGAGGAGCCCGGGTTTCAGTGCCAGGCTCGTCAGAGTCGTCGGGGCCTTGCCGAAGATTATTTCCCCGGTTACGCTCCTCTGAAGAGAGCCCGAGCGGACGGCTGTTCGGCTCTCCCTGTTTGCTGCGCATCCAGACAACAGCAGGACAGCGCTCAGCATACTTGCACTGGTAGCATTTACGCAGTGCCTGTTCCAGAACGATAATTTTCTCATTGACTTTTCGTATTTGGTCGCTTAAATGTAAAGTCGTCTCGGAGAGGTCGTCATACAACTGCTTGTATGTGCCCTCGTTCTCCTTGACCGCACGGACCTTGACGAGCCTGCGGTCACGCCACCAGCCTATTGCCATGGCTATGCACCCCGTGGGGGCCAGCCACTGCTGGAGAAGTTCGAATACAGTGCCCCAGTCCATACGCATATCATTTTTCAGATCATGTCCCAGCCGGCCTCTATGTCCGCCATGACGGCAGGCACGCCGTTCTCCACCCGGCTCATCGCGGCGGCCAGACGGCACATCGTCCCCTTGTCATCCACATCCGGCTCGTAGGTGGTTGGAACCTGAAGCTCGCCGCATACGCTTGAAAGGTAGGCGCGGGTGTCGTTCTCCGTGGACGGGGCGTAACGCCCGATCATAAGGGAGAGGGTCTTCAAACCGTGTTTCTTCCGGTAGTTCCTCAAGGTGATGAGCATGGCACGGTAGCCGTATCCCATGTCGGTGAACTGGAAGAACTCCTTGTCCGTCTGCACCGGGCGGAGGCCCTTCCACCTGTCACCTGACAGGCGGAGGTTCCCCGGGTTATTGTTTCGTAGTCCTCTTGGTGTCATGGTCATACCTCGAGTTCTTCGGTTTCCGAATCCGTTCCTTCAGACGCGGCTTTCGCTGCCGCCACCGCTTCCCGTCTCACCTGGGCCCACCGTTTCTCGGCCGGAACCTCTTGGTCCTTTTTCTGGACAGTGGTACCGTTCCACGAATAGATGGCTCCGATCGCCTCCTGTTTCTTGGGAAGAACGATGTAGTAATGGCGGAAGTTGACCAGGCTTTCCTGGGTCTGCGGGCTGGTGGCCGCAGCCGAATAGTACATCTTGGTCGAGCCCTGCGCACGGAACATGCGGGGGACATAGAACACGAAGGATCCTTTCAGGTCGGTTTCACCCGGAGTCTGGTTGTACGGAACCTTGACTCCCTCCTTGGTGTAATACGGACAGTTGATGAACGTGTATATCTGGAAACCGTACATGTTCAGGAGTTTGCCGCTGGTATAATTGTAAAACTTGTCCTTGAACGACTGGTCCTGTTCGAGCAGGTCGTTCACATGGTCCGGACACAGCACGAGACGGCGCCCGTCTTCCGGTACCTCGGCATTGTCCAGGGCGCGTTTCAAGGCGATGATATCCTTCAAGGTCAGTTTCTTCCGTCCTGTGGCGTCCGCCTCCCCGCTGGTGGGGATCACCGGAGTCTTGCCTGTATGGCTGTATGGAGCCAGGGCGTGCGCCGCCTTCTTGTAACGGATACGGTCGATGGCATTCCTGTGACGCTCGACATCAAGCGAGAACTTGTCATAGGAGATGGCATAAAGCTGGTCATCCGTCACACGGGTGGCCTTTGTCTGGAACTTGTCCAGGCCGATGGGGATGTCATTCTCCTCCAGATTCTGTATGGGTATGGGATAGGTGGTGTTGTTCACCAGCACGTCCGGATCGGCGCCCACGTCCACCAGGTGGATGATCTCGTTGTTCACTCTTGCGGAATAGTCCGGTATCCCGTCAAGGAACGACGCCGTCAGTCCCGCGCCGAGCTGTCTGACCAGCTCCCCCGTCCATACTTCGGTGTACACACCCTCCATGGCGGCACCGGCCGGCATGAATCCCTTAAGGAGCATCGGCACAACAATTCCCGAGGCCGCACCGTATGCGGGGCTGATCCCTACCATTGACGCAAGGATGACCCCCATTATGACATTGAAGGCCGTTCCGGTCAAAAATTTCAGAATAAATTTCTTTTTCATGATTCGCTTTTAATTTTTAGTTAATTAAATTCAGGGCAATCCACTCCGAACTGCTTCTTGTACAGGCGTCTGTACTGCTGCGGGTCATCGGAACGCATCAGCTTGAGCTCCTCCTCCGGCACATCCGTCCATTTCTCGTAGCCTCCCGCATGTGCGGGCCCTCCGGATTTTCCGGCCAGTATGACGGAAGCGCGCAGGGCGGGGTTCATCGCCTCGAAGGTCAGTTTGAGGGACTCCGCACCGACCGATTTTCCCAGGGAGATGAAATGATCCTTCCTGTCGGCGCTGATCTTTCCCTCCCCGATGGCGGAATCCACAAGGGCGGTTATACCCGAGAGCCTGAGTCCGTCAAGCTCTTTCTCCAGCTTCTCCTTCTCGGCCTGCAGCACTCCGTTCGCTTTCTGGTACTCCAACAGGAGATTGATCTTTTTCTGCACGTCTGTCAGTGTCGCGGCATCCGTGAGGCCCAGCATCAGGGCGACTGCTTTCATTTCTTCATTGTTCATTTCAGGTGTAGTTTTTTGGTTATTGTTTTTTTTCAGGAGGGGAAGACTGTGCGAGCCGTCCCCCTTGCTGAGTTTCAACGGTTTCCCTTCATAAATCAGGCTGATATTGTCATCATTGCCCCCGATATCCACCATGCTGTACTCCACCAGTTTGGACCTGGTCACTGTGGGGCAGGTCTGCCCGGGTTTCAGAAGCGCCGGATCTTCGGAGAGTTCGAGTATGTCGAAATTGGGCGATCCCATGCGCAGCGTGCCTTTCTCCCATTGCTGCCTGGCCATCCTGCTCTCCTCCCGGACATCGTCAAACCAGGGTTCTCCGGTAATCTCGCCGTTCTCCCTTCTGATATCCTTCACCATTCCGATGACGCACCCTCTCTCGTGCATCCACAGCAATACCGGGTTCCGCTCGTACTGGGACAGGTCCACCCCGTCCGTCCTTACCCATGTTCCGTAACAGTTCAGCGTTTCGTTGCTTATTCTTATTCTTTTGCCCATTTCCGTCTGATTTTGCCGCAAACTTACATCCGGAGGGAAGGCGTTCAAAAAAAGTGTGCAACACTTTCATCATTGTGTGCAACGCCCACGCATTTTCTTGACTCCGGGACGTTCCGCGGTGCATATTTGCAGAAAAAACAATTCATTATGGCAAGAACCGGACATAAGTCGAAAGATACCGCCAAGGCTTTGTACCTCAAGGGAATCCCGCAGGAAAGGATCATCGAGATGACGGGGATCGCCCGCCAGACGCTCAGCAGGTGGATCAGCCAGGAAGGATGGAGGGAGCTGAAGGCCTGTTACGGAATGACACGCGAGGAGGTCACGCAGAAGATCCTCTCCATCATCAATGATGCCATCGAGGACCCTGACGAGTATCTGAAAAAAAAGAAGATAGCCGACGACCTGGTCAAGCTGGCCGCCACCATCGAGAAGATGGACAGGAGCACCAATGTGGTGCATTATGTGGAGGCCTTCATCCGGTTCGAGGACTGGCTGATGGAACACCGGAAGGATTATCCGGAGCTCCCCGACAAGGTCGTGGCGATGCTCCACGGCCTGCATGATGATTTTCTAACCCCCTTTTTCACAAAGAAGCCATGACGGAACAGGAAAGGAAGGACGCGTACAAACGCTGGCTGCAGCAGAGCGAACGGCTGGCCAGGATCACATCGGAGGACCGTATGGAATCCCCCCAGGAGAGGAAACGCAACATCGCGCGGGCGCTCAGGGATTACGGCTATTTCTGCCAGCGTTACCTCAAACACTACTGCGAATGTCCCAATGCCGGGTTCCATAACGATGCGGCCCGGTATATGTACAATAACGACAACTGCCGCGCCGTGTTCAAATGGCCGCGCGGCCATGCCAAGAGCGTGCATCTGGATATCGGCATACCCCTGTGGCTGAAATTCAACGGCAAGCTGCATGTGATGGTGCTGGTCGGAAAAAGCGAGGACAATGCGGACGCCCTTCTGGGGGACCTGCAGATGGAACTGCAGTCCAACCGGTACATCATCGAGGATTTCGGCGAACAGTACAACGCCGGATGCTGGCAGGAAGGGGAGTTCGTGACAAAGGACCGGTGTGCCTTTTTCAGCCGGGGACGGGGACAGTCGCCGCGAGGCCTTCGTTTCCGGGAGATGCGTCCCGACTACATAGTGGTGGATGACCTTGACGATGACGAGATGTGCCGCAGCGAGGCCCGGGTGCGCGAGATGACCAAGTGGATCAAGGAGGCGCTCTTCGGATGTTTCGGGGGAAAGGGAGGACGGTTTGTCATGGTGGGCAACCTGATCGGAAAGAACAGCGTGCTGCAGAAGATCATTGACAGCAGGACCGTGCACACCAGCTCCGTCAACGCTTTCGACAGGGACGGGAACCCGTCATGGCCCGAGAGATACACGGCGGAATACCTCCACGGACTGGAGGAGTTCATGGGATACCGCTCCTTCCAGAAGGAATACATGAACAACCCCGTCACCGAAGGGGCGGTATTCCAGGAAAGATGGATAAGGTACAAGCCGATGCTCAGGCTGAAATACTACGAAAGCATCGTGGTATATGTCGACCCTTCGTGGAAGAGCGGCGGAAAGAACGACTACAAGGCGTGCAAGATGTGGGGGCGGCCCAAAAGGGGGATGAAAACGGCATCGCACAGGGAGCTGCACTGCATACGCGCGTTCTGCCGGCAGTGCGGCGTAGGCGAGATGGTACGCTGGCTCTATGACCTGTACGAATCCCTGCCGGAGGACTGCGCCGCCATCTTCTATATGGAGGCGAACTTCATGCAGGACACCATACTTGACGAGTTCCAGAGGGAGGGGGACATAAGGGGATACCAGCTTCCCATCATGCCGGACACGCGCAAGAAACCCGACAAGTTCGCACGGATCGAGGCCATATCACCCTTGTGGGAAAGAGGGCTCGTCTGGTACAACATCAGGCTGAAGGACGACGCCGACATGCGGACCTCCATTGACCAGACGCTCTCCTTCGAGCAGGGAAGCCGGGCGCATGACGACTCCCCGGACGCGGACGAGGGAGCGATATACAAGCTGCAGAAACAGGTGCGCCAGGATACCATGCCGCCCCGTATCGGAATGAGGCAGGCGCCCAAGGAAGGATGGTGACAATCAAACAAAACATACCATTATGTATATAACGGAACAGGACTATATCAATATCGGGGAGGAAGCCCTGAAGATCGTGCAGCAGAGCAAGGAGGAGAACCGCCTGCTTGCCGAAAGGTTCGCCATGGATTTTGCCGCCGGGTACTTGAGAGGACGGTACGACGTGGATGCCGCATTCTCCAGAGAGGGGGACGAAAGGAACATGGCGCTGGTGGGGTGCCTGACGGATATCGCGCTGTACAGGATGGCGCTGGGCCTGCCGGCCCGCATGAGCCTTGAGAAGTACAGCACGCAGTATGACAAACAGGTGGAATGGCTGGAGGCGGTGCAGGCCTCCGATGTGATGCTTGACCTCCCCACCGTCACCGGGCCCGACGGACAGGAAGACTACTACAACCCGATCCGCACAGGTGAGGGGATCAGGAACAACTATATCTGGTAATTATGGGAAAAGGAAGAAACAAGGGGGTGCGCATCGGCAATATGGACCTTGCGCGCCGGGCGGACCGGAAAAAGGTCCGAGACATCACGGTCAGCCTCCAGCTGCAGACGGAGAACCTCACACGCAACGACCTGAGGTCATGGCGGTACGCATGGCAGCAGGCCATCAATGTGGAGCAGCCCAGGCGGAACCGGCTGTACAACATCTATACGGACGTGGATGTGGACGGGCACCTTGCCGGATGCGTGGAACAGCGTACCGGGTTCGTCATGAACAAGGGGTTCAGGATCGTCGACAGGTCAGGCGCCGAGAACGAGGATCTCAGGGAGCTGTTCGAAACGCCGTGGTTCAAGCAGTGGATGCGGCTCAGCCTTGAGAGCATATATTACGGGAACTCCCTCATCGAGCTGGGACCCGTCATCACCGTGGAGGACAAGCCGGTGTTCAGCAGCGTCAGCCTGATACCGCGCACCCATGTCGTGCCTGAACACGGGGTGATCATCACCAGCGAGAACGACACATGGCAGTCGGGGTATGACTACCGCAACGGACCCGTGTCATGGTGGGTGACGGAAGCCGGAGGCACGCATGACCTGGGGCTGTACCTCAAATGCGCCCTGCATACCATCCCGAAAAAGAACATGTCCAGCTTCTGGGACATGTTCGGGGAGATATTCGGCATCCCCTTACGTATCGGAACGACCACCAGCCGTGACCCCAAGGAATTCGATAGGCTGGAAAGGCTGCTCAGGAACATGGGGGCCGCGTCATACGGGCTGTTCCCGGAAGGGACGACCATCGACATCAAGGAATCCACACGGGGGGACGCGTACAATGTGTACGACAGGCGCATAGAACGCTGCAACAGCGAGATAAGCAAGGCGGTGCTCACGCAGACCATGACCGTAGACAACGGGGCGTCGCTCTCACAGTCCAAGGTTCACGAGAACATGCTGGACAACCTGATCAACAAGGATGCCGATATGATAAAGGACCTGGTGAACTGGCAGCTGATCCCCCGCATGGTAAAACACGGGTTTCCGGTCAAGGGGTACCGTTTTGACTGGGATGACAGCGTGACCTACACGCCCGAGCAGCAGGTGGCATACGAGACCATGGTGATGAACCACTACGAGGTGGACCCCAAATATATCGTAAACAAGTACCAGATTCCCGTAATAACAAGAAAGGACAGGAAGGAGCAGCTGGTAAAACCTTTTTTCGACTAGGCCCCGCCGACTATGCGGGGCTGCATGAGAGGGCCGCGCTGCTGTACGGAAACAGCACGCTGGCCCTGGAAAAAGACGACAACGACACACGGCAGGCCGACACCTCGCAGGTGGAGGAGGCCTTCCTGCCGCTCATGGCATGGCTGTACAGACAGAAGGGGTTCAGCCCGGAGATGCTGGAGGACGAGGAGGTCAGGGAATTCATCAAGAAGACCGCCGCGCTGCTTGACAATGCCGTGGACCTTTCCGTCAGGGAGGTGCCGCTGGACGAGGTGAGCGTGCAAAGGCTGAAGGAGTCCGACTATGTCTTCAGCGGAATAAAGACCTTCCACGAGCTGAACGAGGCGTTTCCCTCCCTGCTCGATGAAGACGGCGGATTAAAACCGTTTGAACGGTTTTTAAACGACGTTCAGACAATCAACGACACCTATAACGGGGCCTATCTGAAAACAGAGTGGAACTTTGCCAGGTCATCGGCGCTGATGGCCGCGAAATGGAAGGATTTCGAGAAGGACGGGGAGGATTACAACCTGCAGTACCGTACCGCCGGAGACGAGAGGGTCCGCAAGGGCCACCGTCCCCTGGACGGGATCACCCTTCCCCTCTCCAGCAGGTTCTGGGACTGGTATCTCCCGCCCAACGGGTTCGGATGCCGCTGCACGACAGAACAGGTCCGCAAAGGGAAGTATCCGGAAAGCGACGAGAGGGAGGCCATGAACCTCGGATCGCAGGCCACATCGGGAAAGTACCAGGAGATGATGCGATTCAATCCGGGGAAACGGATGACCACATTCCCGGCATATAACCCGTACACCCGCAAGGACTGTGCGGACTGCGACGGCAAGGGGGACGGGAATGAACTGTGCAGGGCCTGCCGGATCATCCGGAAACAGGCCGGGAAAGGAGGCGGCAATGGATGACAACGGTTCCAAAAAGACCATGAGGGAGCTGCGGGGACGGATAAACCGCTTCATCCGCCTTACGCTGAATGACATCAGGGTGGAGGCGAAGGATGAGTTCGACATGAATTTCAAGCGCGAGGCCTTCTTCACCGAGAAGTGGAAAAGGCGGAAGGGTGACACGGACGAAACCAGAGGCCTGCTCGTACAGTCCGGGACCCTCAGACGCAGCATACGCTCCCGGATAATGGAAGGAGGCAAGGGGGTGGAGATCACCTCGTCCGTGCCGTATGCGAAGATACACAACGAGGGGGGAAGCATCACCGTCACCCGCAGGATGAAGGGATATTTCTGGATAAAGTACAGGCAGGCCGTGGGAGGTATAGCCCGGACAAAGGCCGGGAAGGCACGGAACGGCAGGAAGAACAGGCAGATATCCCGGGATGCGGAGTTCTACAAGGCCATGGCGCTGAAGAAGACAGGAAGCAGGATCATGATTCCCAGGCGTCAGTTCATCGGACGCCATCCGGATCTGGAGAAACTGCTGGATGAGATAGCCGTGGAGAATTTGAAGAAAGTGTTCAACGATAACGATTAAAATATGAGAAGTTTTTTCTATTTGCAGCTCCAGGAACGCCTGGAACAGCTGCCGGACAGGCAAGGGGTGCCGGCAGTCAGGACCTATGACCTGTGGAACGAGCAGGTCGACTTCATCGAGGAGGAGGAGCCTTTCGACATGCCCGCCGTGTTCCTTGAGTTCATGCCGTATAAATGGACGACGCTATCGGGTGCCGTACAGCAGGCGGCGGTTACAGTCAGGCTGCATGTCGTGACCCCCTGGAAAGGCTCGTCAAGGAAGGGAAGCCGATACCAGCAGCAGTCCCTGGAACGTTTCAGCCTGCTGGAGGAGATCAGCGCCTGCCTGCATGATTTCAAGGGGGACAACGGGAAGGTATGCTTTGACATGTTCCGGCGTACAGCCAGCGACACAAACCATAATCATGCGGAGGTGGTGGAGGATGTGGAGGAATACACGTTCAGGGCGGTTGAGAGACTTTAGAAAAGCGTCATCTGCATCTCGCGCTGCCGGGCGATGACACGGTCGTCCGCGCTGGCCTTGATCATATTGTAGAAGGTACGCTCACATATCCGGTATTTGGGCCAGATGTAACGGCGGAATATCTCACGGTTCGAAAGGCCGCTGCGGCTGTGCTCGTCATAAATGCGCACGACATCCGTAACACGGAACACATAACTTCTTCCCGGAGTGTTTATCCTGGATTTCCTCATACCCTGAAACATTTGAACAATTTGAAAAAACTTTTACCTGTATGACAAAGGTAGTGATTATGAAATAAATATGCAACAAAGGGAGGGTTAATAATAAAAAAGCCCTCAACGCTCGTTTTCCGATCCCCATCAAGAAAACATAGAAGCACACGCACTCCAAACGCTGAGGGCTAAAATCCTTAGACTTGAAATGCGTGTGCTTTTTCTTTGATGGGGTGCACAAAAGTAATAATAAAAATTGAATAATCATGTGCAAGAGCGAAATTTTCTTCAACCTGCTCGTCCTGACCGAGCGTGAAACGGAAGTGCCGAGGGAACGTATACTGGGCGACTTCAGGGACATGGAGTCCACGGACGCCAGATATGTGCTTGTCAGGCTGCTCTCGGAAGCCGGCCTGTATCCCGACCAGATAGCGGGGATGACCAACCGCACGGCGCGGGGAGTACGGCGCCTGCTGGCGCGGAACATCACCTCGCCGATGATCGGAATATATCTGGAACAAATAAGGAAACACATCAGAACAGGACGCTCGACGGAGCGCGTGTAGTTGAGTATGTTTGCACCACGGTCGGATTAGTGACCGGAACTACAAAATACAAATACAACTATGAGTGAATCAAGAACTTTTGTGTTCCCCGAGAACGGGAACTCCGGAGGCGGCACCAATGGCATACTGGCCATGCTTCCGGCGCTTATGCAACAGCGCGGTGTGGATCCGAACATCCTGGCGCTGATGGGAAACGGCAACAACCGTAACGGCAACGGCTGGGGTGACGACCTGTTCGCCATCCTGCTTCTGTTCATCCTGATGGGATGGGGAGGCATGGGAGGTTTCGGCGGTGCCCGTGGCGGAATGATGGGCAACGGACAGGGCGGCGTGGTCCCCTTCGTGCAGAACGACGCGAACACCGCCGTGATCATGCAGGCCGTACAACGCAACGGATACGACATCCAAAGCCTGGCCACCGCGTTGAACACCTCCTCGGACGCCGTACAGGCCGCCATAAACGGTCTTGGCATGCAGATATGCAACATCGGCAACCAGATGGGCATGAACACCAACCAGATCGTCACCGCGATCATGCAGGGCAACAACGCCATCCAGTCGCAGATCTGCCAGTGCTGCTGCCAGACAAACGAGAACATCACCAAAATGGGCTACGAGAACCAGCTGTCCGTATGCAACCAGACAAACGCACTGGTGAACACGGCCAACCAGAACACGCTCGCATTGCGTGACGCTGGTACGGCCAATACCAACGCCATCATCAGCAAGCTGGACGCCATGCAGAACCAGGCGCTGCTTGACAAGATCGACTCGTTGCGCGAAAAGAACAGCACGCTCGTCAACCAGCTCTCACAGGAGCACCAGAACGCGTATTTCGCACAGGTGTCCGCACAGACCATCGCGCCTGTCAATGCTGCGCTGGGTGATCTGAGCGCCCGTCTGGCGAAGATTGAGTGCAACCAGCCCGAAGTGGCCAAGGTGCCGTACAGCCCGGTTGTGGGAATCCCCACCTGTGTGGCGGCCCAATATGGTCTTGGATACGGCTTCAATCCTTACGCCGCCGGTAATGGCTTTTGGGGTTAATTGAGGAAGGAGGCTATTATGGCAGTATATCCTTTCCAATTTGTAAACCGCAGGGGTTCTGCGGCCATATCAACCTCGGGAGTAACGGTCAATACCGACAATGTGGTGTTCTCCTTTCCCAACCATGCCTTTGTGAACGCATGGTACAGGGGGACCATCTACATTGACCTGGCGCAGGCCGTCCCCACAGGGACAACCGGGACGCTGCCGGTCCTGTTCGAGACAAACGGGGTGACACAGGCCGTGACCAAGTACAACGGGGAAGCGCTGACGGCAGCCGACATCCCCGGTACGGGAGTGTTCGAGTTCTGGTTCGACAGGACGACAAACACCCTGCAGATAATGACCGGAGTAGTTTAAGAACAAGGAGGGAGGAATCCCTCCATTTAAAGAGAAACAATTATGCCTTTCCAGAATTTAAGAGTCAACAGCCAGTTTTACATACTCCATAAGGACGGGACGCCTTATGTGGAGGTCGGCGCCATTGCGGGAGTATCCAACCCGGTCCCGGACGGGACACAGCCGGTGATGTTCGGCCAGCCGATGAAGATGGTGGTGGACATCACCGTCAAGGTCGGCGAACAGACCGTCACGTTCCAGAAGATACCCGCGGGGGCGGACATCGCCGACGCGAATTTCCCCGGAGGCGGGAACATGGTCATATCCGGGTCAAGGGAGTCGATGAACTCCGAGGTGGCGGCCATGAGGAACAGGTCCGCGGAGATACTCAGAAGCATAGACCACCACCGTGCCATAGTGGACGCCTGCGGCAAGATGATGGAGATACTGAATCCCGAGTTTGCCGAAAGGCAGAGACAGGAGGCGGAAAACAAGGCTCTCAGGGAGGAGATATCCGAGCTGAAGGCCATGATGGCCGAACTGCTTAAACCGGCGGAAAGGCCCAGTACGAACAATTCTAAAAAACAACAAGTATGATGATGATCGAGATAGAAGACAGCAAGGTCGAGAGAATGTCCGATTATGCCGAAAAAATGCTCAAGTATGGCGGCAAGCTCATGCAGTGCATTGAGGAACTCTCGGAAGGGAGCGGCATGGGACAGCGCGACGACGGCTACGATGACTATGACGAGTATGACGACATGGGACAACGTGGCGGTTATGGAAACCGTGGCGGATACGGCGGAGGATACGGGAACCGTTATGGCGGCGGCTCGATGGGCCAGCGCCGCGGAGTGCCCGGAACAGGACGCTATTCAAGATACCGTTAGTTTAACCCGCCGGGACGGAGGATTCCCCCGTCCCGGCTAACAAGAAGACTATGAACAGGACAAAGGAACCTCTGGACATATACGATGACCGGCCAAAGGAGCTGACGGCGTACCTCCGGCATAACGGCTGGCACTTCAACAAAAAGCTGTGCGACTTCGCCGTGTCGCTCATGCGCAGGATGAACCCGGCAACCGGAAAAAGCGAGAAGATCGAACCCATGACCAAGGACAAGGTGGACGAACTTCTGGCCAAGAACGGGGTCAGGGTGGAGAACAACACATTATATGACTATGTATACGTGGCCAACCAGGCAAAAGCGGACTGTTTCAAGTCCTCCATCGCCGACGAGCCCCATCTGGCGCTTTACGTCAAGGATATCATAGATGACCATGACGCTCCGGAAGGCATGGTCATGTGCATGTGGTATGCGAAAATGACAAGGGCCGGGGAACCGGTGGAATGGGATGAGATGTTATGATCCGCCAGCGGTTTGACATAGAGGAATACGGCTGGAAGGTGGCGGTCTACTATGCCGTGGACTGTTACTACACCGACGAGATCATTGGCAGGCTCTATGACATAGGCTGCCGCGGGGATGATCTGGAAACGGCGTACAGGAACCTGTCCTCCGGCAAACCGGATACCGGACTCACCTATTCCAACTACGGCACAAGGCAGACGGTCATGGTGATAGGGACCACATCGTCACCCGCCGAGTTCCAGAACTCCTATGACCATGAGAGGAAGCACCTGGAAGCGCACATGGCAAAGGCACTGGGGATCGACCCGTGGGGCGAGGAGATATGCTACCTGTCCGGCAATATAGGACAGAAGATGTTCGACAAGGCCAGGTTGCTGCTGTGTGATTGTGAATGTTGTAAGAAACAGATAAAGGAACTTATATGAAAAAGAAAGAAATCAGGAAAGCGCTGGAAGGCGGCACGCCGTTCTCAAGCCTGTACTCCCTTCTCCCCTCCGGGCAGAAGGAGAAATTCAAACAGTTCGCCGCGGCATTCGGATTCACGGAGCGGCAGGTCAGGGAAAGACTGCGGAAAGAAACACGATAGCTTCTCATTGACAACGGGCGCCCCCGCATATTATTGTATGCCGCAGGCGCCCGTTCCGGTTTCATCCGTTTTTTTACTTCCTTATCAGGACGGAATATTGGGGTCATTCTTGTCCACCTCGTTCACGTCTATATGATGCTCATGAAAATATCTGTCACGGGCCAATACCGCAATGACCCTCATGTATGAGGTCAGCGGCAACCCCTTCTCGTATGCGTCCGTCTTCAACCTGTCCACTTCTTCCGGTTGCAAGAACTTTTCGGGGAAGACAATGGCCTGCTCCAGGCAGTACTGCTGTATGTCATACGGATTCTTGGATTCGGAGTTCTGCTCTATCAGCATCCGAATTCGTAGCCAGTTTCCCTCAAACATTTCCTCTATTGACAGACGCTTCATCATTTCTTTCCCCGCCTCGGTAATAGCGATAGGGCTATGGGATTGGGTAAAAGGATCTATGATGATTTTATTGTTGTTCTGCAGGGATTGGCTCAGCGAGTCTATGCTCTTCTGCATATAGGTGATGGAAGTTTCCAGTCTTGAGATGGCCGTATCCACCTCTACATGTCTTCCTATGTGCCCGTCTATTTTCTCCATGTTTGATTTGCAGGGCAGTTTTTCAATAGAACGTACCCGCTCATACATGCCACGCGCCCACCAGATGAGGAATATGAGTACTCCGACGAGCACAATTCCGATAAGGAAAGAAAGCCCGAAATGGTTGGCTACCAGCTCTATTAATTTGTCTTCCATAAGTGGATATAGCAATTCGTTATTGTTCCTTTTTTAATCCTGTTCAATCTTCTACCTGATCTTGAAAACTAATATTGCTATTCTGAAAACGTAGCTGCATGATGATTTGTTCTTCGGCTTCATTTTGAAACGCGCTACAAATAAACAAAAAAATAATGGTTTACGCAATTTTTGCCGCTACTTTTGGCTCTGTTTGTAGCTTTTTGTGGTGTAACCGTGCTGTTTCGGATGCAATAATCCCCGGCAGACGCAAACCTGCCGGGGATTATCAATTGGTTCTATTCATGTACAGGCATTCAGGGCATGGACTATACAGTCGGTTGCTATAAGGACCAGCCCGATTATAAAAAGTATGATAAACGCATCTCTTATCACAGCCGATGTCCTGTCATTCCAAAGTTTCACATTCCAGTTAAAGAGATATGCGCCTGTAAGCCCTCCTACAATAAAGTATAAACCTATAATCATATCTTCTCTATTTTATTTAATCTTTCTTCAAACTCGGCAATGATACAGTCTGCGTCACCACCATGCACCCAGTTATCCAAAACAGAGGAAAGAACTTCGATGGCTTTCCGTTTCATTTCTTCCTGTGCCATTGCAACGGCTTTAAAAGCATTTTCTTTTGCGATAACCGGGAAGTTGGGATTGACTACCACAAAACTCTCACTTTCAATATATTCTTCTGATTTACTCATTTTTGTTCCGTTATTAATCGGTTTTTACTATTTTCCCATTATCCAATATCAAATATAACCGGCATTTATAGCTGACTGTATCCGCCCATTGGTGAGCATATTTCAAATACTGATGTAGCTTATACCTTCCGGGATTATTCATCATTTTATTTCTTATTCTTTTTTTCATCAATCGCGTAATGAACATTTTGAACAATCGTTACGTTTCGTTTCCTTCAATTCATGCAGCACTCCGTCAATTATTATTCCATTCTTTATTTCCATACCGTTCATTCATTAGAAGTTACACCCAAGCACAATACTTTGTCAGAAACGCCTATATCGTCAAATTCCAGAGTTAAATACTCTGTATCGTAAGGGTAAGGGTATCTGCAATTTTTCAATTCTTCATCCGTCAATTTGCGTCTAATACGCATCTCTATTTCGTAATCATCGGAAAGATTCTCAATTATTTTTCTAAGTTGTCCTACGTTCTTTATTTCCATATTGTCTAATTAATTTGATTGCTAATAGAGGGTCTTTATCTCCTATTTGATTGATTAGCTTTGTAAATTTGTCCACTCTACCATAGTGTCTAACGCAAATAGCATTTGCCTTCATCGAGCGTCCTAATCCGTATAAATACTCCATGCGTGCATTTCTACGGATATTCTTCATTATCTTTTTTGCTTGTCTTAATTTCATATCTCAATCTCCTTTCTGTTTAATTCGTTCAAATACATCCCTGTTCGCTTCTAATATTTCATCGAAAGACGGGATGGGTTGCCAGCAGATAACTTTAATATCATCCTCAGTTACCTCTTTACCTCGATAAACGTTATCACTATCATCAATCCACCATCCATTTTCATACGTAAATATATCTATATGCTTAGGGGATTCAACTTCTCTATCAGCATATTTATAGTAATATAAAAATCCTACTAAAATACGCTGTCCTTCCTCCGGCAACCGCTCCTTAACACTTATCCAAGGTGATTGCTTTGACTGCCATTCCGCACCTGCAATGAACCCTTGATAATATGCAGGGAATAAACTACCACTGCTTCTACTTTCAGCGAAAGAATGAGCTGTTTCTTCCAATGTCTGTTTCATATCCTATTCTTTAAAGTTTCTCATGTATTCGCAATCCTCATCACATACACCTTTCTTTGCACAGTGAGGGATATTAGTTCCCCGCTCATATTCAAAATTATAACATAGGTTTCTGTATTCTTTCCTTCTTTCCATAGGACCAAGTGTTCTTGCTGAACTCCATGATTCATAGTCATTGCTAGACGCCTCTTTAAGAACGCATCCATCATCGTTATATAGCTTTCTAACTTCATTCATAATCTGTTCCGTTTTGAGGATTATCCATTAAACTTAAGCTCATCCATATATCCCATCTCTTTCAAGCGGATATTAAACTCTTCAATCGATTCATTATTAGGAATGAATTGCTCAAGAACATCGTTAAAAGGGTGCAGATAGTTTTTTAAAATATCATTAGCCTCTTCTTCTCCACGTTTCTTCCCTAATCGGTCTTTGCATACTTCTATGTAATCATCTTTTGTCATATTGTAGTGCGTGACTGTATCAACAATTGTACTAAACCTACAATATAAGCCGTTTGGCTGTTGGGCTATAAATGATCCCATAATTACCTCCTTCTAATTTTTTATTTATCCACGGTTGATTTTACAATAATCTTATTATCGGATGATGGCATTACAACCACATTCCCAGCATCTGTGCTAATTTTTAAGATAGGATTAGAATTTGCGTCAATACTGGCTACTATAATCATATTTCCAAAAACATATCTTTTATCTTGTTCTAATTCATTCATATTCTAATTAGTTTTACTCTAATTGTTTATCGAAAATCTTAATACATTCAAATAAATATTTTGCCACTGTTGGATTTACCGCATTGCCGATACTTCCAACTCTGTGTAACCAATTGGAAAACCCATCATCATTTCTAACAGTGCTATGCGCTGGGATTTCAAGAATCCTTTTTGCGCAAGTATATCCGATATTCGTATCTGATGCCCACTGTTTAAATATCGAGTTAAAGCATCCATTGTTGCAAATGTCGCCTTGTAGTCCGATTTTATTGGAGTAGGCAATAAGATAAAGTCTTTCCCTTTTGTGCGGGTATCCAAAAGCGTAGTTTGATATACATTGCCATTCCGCATCATACCCGATTTTGGAAAGGTCGCATAGGACTTGTTCGAGACCGGAAATAGTGAGAGCTGGCGAATTTTCAATGATGACGTATTTAGGTCTAACTTCCCATATAATTCGGTACATCTCACTCCACAACCCGGAGCGCTTTCCCTTAATACCTTCACGTTTTCCGGCAACACTGATGTCTTGACACGGAAATCCTCCACTAATGATGTCCACATATCGGAGTCCGGTTGTTTTTGTAATATCTGTGAATCTTTCTGCATGAGGAAATTTGTTTTTTAATATTTCACCTTGAATTTTTCTATCTCACAATTCCACAAAGTGTCAATTCCTGCCATTTCGGCACCTAATTCAAAACCGCCAATACCACTAAATAGGGAGCCGTGAGTCAATTTACTTTGCTTCATTTCTCATTAGTTTTTTTAGTTAATTACCAATCTCCACCATCATTTAATATGCCATCAATAGTAGTTACACTATTATCAATGTTGCTGCCTCCATATTGCGTAAATTCCGGTGTAGGATTATAGTCTGTATCTCCATGCATCATTACGTGAAGTGAGCCACTGGCTGAATACAGCCAAAGACGCTTACCATCCTTTTCCCACTTTTTTGCAAGTCGTTTCAAAGAGTCAATTAACTTACCTTCTTCGGGAGTACATTCTATCCCAGCTTCTGTTTGATATTTGCTCATTACTTGTTCTTATTAGTTAATTGGTAGTTTCATAAAACACATCCACATAGTTTTGCCATGCCTTCCGGTGGTATGACCAAACAACGGCTGTCGTCCGATGGCTTTCAATACTTCTTTAACCGTTATCTGGTCTTCATTCCATTTGAAAATGAGAACGCCGTAATCTTCAAGTACTCGAAAGCATTCATCAATTCCCTTTTTTATCACCCTTGGCCAATCTTCGGGAAGTTTACCGTACTTCTTGGCCAACCAACTTTCTTTACCCACATTTAGAAGATGGGGCGGATCAAAGACTACCAGTTTAAAAGATTCATTCAGGAATGGCATATTGGTAAAATCAGATACAATATCCGGATGAACTTTCAGACTTCGACCGTCGCAAAGAGTATGCTCTTCATCTCTAATGTCAGCAAACAAGGTCCAAGGATTTTCCTTGTCGAACCAAAACATACGGCTGCCACAACAGGCATCTAATATGATTTTTGTTTCACTCATTTCTAAATAGTTTTGAATCATAACATTTCCATAATCTCATCATAGGTCATTTGCCCTTTTCTCCTTTCCGGTGTCCCGACCAATACCATACGCTCCCTTTTCCTTTCTTTGAAATAGTTGCGTACACACCAGCGGAGATAATTGTAAGGATCAATTGTGAACAGTTTCTTTTCACTTATGTTTGATATTACACGGGTGATGATACTTTGCCACGCTTCCTTTACAACATCCTGGCTGTTGGTGAATCCTCCTGAAGACATATAGTCTTTGACCTTTGATTCGTAAATGGTAAAAACGGACACCATCTCCTCCATATTACCTTCTTCATAAAAGCCTATCATGACTTCGGCTATACGGATAGCCTCGCGATAGCGTTGGACCAGATCTCCTTGGGAAGAATCGTGTCTGAAAGGTATTATGACTTTCTTGCAATAATACGAGCGTGTCGTCAGAACCGGTTTTTTATCTTTCGTCATAATGACTATCCCTTTTATGAAATCAGGGGATACCCCATGCTCAACCGAATACAGAAGCCTGCTCACAGAGAACCGATACAGACGCTTCTGTTTTCTTACCAAGTAACGTCCGTCAGAACCGAGTCTTATCAGTCTTCCGGTGTTGGTGTTCCATAATTCACCATTCCTGCTTATCTCATAGTGGAATTCCGGAATGGGATACCGTTTGTTTTTATCTGTTGTTCTCATAGGATGTCCATTTGTTTTTTTCCCGGTTGATGTTCCTTCCCCATTGGCGGAAAGTCCGGTGTTCCGCATCCGGCCAGCCTTGCAATGATCGGGCGGAACTTTTCCTTTCTCAGTCTCACATCATAATACGCGGTTGTCGCCCTGCATCTGGATATCTTCAGGAAGGAGGCTATCTCACGGAACAGATACCCTTCCTCATACGCCATATAGCAGAACAGCATCCTTGAATCGGATATGTTCCTGGATATCATCCGGGACAGGATCATCTCCTGCGAGACGCCCGTCATTCCGGAGATCTCGTCCAGCATAAGCTGCATCGGTTTCTTTTTCTTGTTGTCTTTTCTCAGGTTCATAAGATTGTTTTTAAAAGGTTCTTAAATCTGTTTTAAAAGCACCGGCTCCTTATGCGGTGCCAGGTGGTTCTTTTCCTGAAACTCTGCGGACGGAACGCCCTGTCACGCTTATGCCAGCCCTCCCGGCACCGGAGTCTTGATTCATCCAGTATATCCTCCATCGCGGATTTGAGACTCTCCAATTTTTCCACGGAGAGCAGCAGGTACTCATTCATTCCGTCCTTTTCCATACATCGCGAGATTTGGGGATTCGGGATCATAAGGCTCCACGGTGGTAAGGGTAACGGAGGATACGACCACACGTCCGCTCCCCTTGCAGGCGGGACAGGCAACGGTATATACGGTGTCCGCCAGCTCGTCCAGGTTCTCAAGAAAGCCCCGGCCGCAGCATGTGCGGCACAGGACTACATGGGGATGGTCAAACTTCCTTCTTATCATCGCCGGAGAATTCAGGTTTCACATCAGCAGTGTAGGGATAGACATCCATAATGGCGGGCTCGGCCACCGAGCCGATGACATAGTCCGCCAGCGTGCCCTTCATCCCCTCGTCCAGCTTCTTTACGGCATCGCGAAGGTCGGAAGCCTGTACCAGTACGGTAGTGGGGGGCTTTTTCTCCGCCCCGCTTTTTTCGTCCAGCGTGATGAAGAACAGCTTGCACTTGAACCAGCGGTCGGCCGCATCTTCCTCAGAGGGGAACAGTTCGCTGTAACCGGCGCGTTTGACGCCCGATACGGTGAACTCACCGCTGATATACGGGTTCATTTCTTCAATAATACGGGCTTCCGCTTCCGTGAAGCTGAGCGCATCGACCAGATAGGCTTCCGTTACTTTCCTGTTCATGCCGTTCTCCGCCACCTTCTCGTAGCGGATGGAACATTCAAACCAATTGTGCATCATAATTTACATCTTGTTAAATGAGGGTTCTATTCTTTTCCATTGATTGTTTCCGTCCTTTTCCTCGAAGTAGAAGCGGATCACCGTGCCTTCCACCACGTTGCTCTCACGGAAGAGCTGCATGATTTCCGAATATTCGGGGTCGTTGAAGTCATCCTCGAGCTCGTACAGGCGGGAGATGGACTTGTAGTCAAGATCCCCGGCCTCGTTGCGCTGGAGCAGCGACATGGCCAGCTTGTACATGGGGTTGCGCCCGTCATCGCCCTTCTTGCCGATCCATGCGTTCAGGTAGTCCACTAGGCGCTTCTCTGCCACGTCGGCCCTCTCGTCGAAGCCCTTGACCCGGTTCCCCTTGACGGAGACCTTGAAGGTGTCATTCTTCACCTCGAACCCGAGCTGCTCGTCACGTTTCAGGCCGCCGTACTCCTTCAGCTGGTCATAGTAGGCGGTGGCCTCCTTACGGAGCCATTCCTTGAACTCCTGGCCGTCCTTGATATACTTGCGGAGCTTCCTCTCCACAGAGGCGAGGAATTTGGCACGCAGCTTCTGGTAGTTCTTCTTTCGGTCCCCGTCCTTTCTTTTCTTTTCGGCCTGCAGCTTGCTTAGCAGGGCCTCACGTTCCTTTTCAGATAAATTCTTGATATCCATATCTGTTCTTATTTATTAGTGAATAAATTCCTGAATAAATCAGGGTCGATTATCTCCTCGTTGCAGTCAACGTTCTGTTCTATGGCTGTCTGGCATTCCCAGCAGAGATGATTCACGGTCATGTGGTTGTTGTATTCACAGAACACCTTCCCGCACAGCCCGCACCGGGCGAACATCGGCTGCACGGTGTCCGCATCCTCCCGGCAGATGTCCAGCCCTTTGGCGTGGCAATCGGCACACATGTCAGCACATTCCTTTTCGAATTTCGTCTTTTCCATTGTCATTATTGTTGTTTTTATTATCGTTTGTCCATGCTACCAGAATCCATAACATGGCGTTAAGTGACCATGACTTCGCCCAGAAGTCATCATTAACTATCATGCCCGTGAAAGCCGAGAGGGCGGATATCGCGTACACAAGGTGCTTCATTCTCATACCTCCTCCTTCCGTCTTATGGCCTTCAGCTGTTTCAGTGTGGCCTTCAGTTCCTCCAGGTTCTGGCTTGACACCGGCTTCCTGCATCCTCCGTGGCTCTTCAGGAAGGAGGTGATCTTCGCCTTGTTCATCTCGACCTCCACGGGATTGTCGCTTCGGTAGCTCCTGTTGAGAAAACCGATATCCATCGACACGGCGTAAATGGCCTTGACCAGCGCCAGCTTCTCCCGTCTTTCCGGATCCTTTCTCCTGTCGGGATCGAGCAGCGTCCCGATCAGCCTTGCGGCCTCGCTTTTGTACAACTCCGCGGACGTTGTTGTCCGTCCGCCGCTGAACTGCCGGACAAGATGCCTGTATTCATCCTCGTCCAGCCCGAACTGCCGTCTGAGGCGGTGTATGCACCGCTTCTGGGCATTTGTCGCGGGTAATTCAATTGTCTTGTTCATTGCTATTGCTGTTAAATGGTTCGTCACTGTTCCTGAGCCAGCATCTCTCATAGCCCTCCTTCCAGACCACATAGAATCCTTTCGGACCGGGAACACCACGGCTCATGTACCGGGCGCAGAACCCGTTCACCTCTATGCGGGAGAAGCAGTCCCTCTTGACTCTGTAGGCCACCGTCCCCTGCACCTCCTTCCCCTCCACATGGGAGATGTATACGAATATCTTCTTCCTGTATTTCTTCCTGAGCTCGACCAGCTGTTTGGCGGTGACGTCCATCTCGCCTTCAAGACTCTGCAGGGAGTCGATGATGACCACGTCCGGGGATCTCTGTTTCCCGAGAAATTCGTCAAACTCATCAAAAGTGGGGACCTCGTCCCAGAACAGCATCCCGCTCCTTGACGAATTCATGAATCCGAGCAGGGAGTCCCTGAAATCGGACTCGACACCCATCTCAAGGGAAATGAACAGCACCTTGTAGCCGATACGGTCAAACTCCCTGGCCAACTGGAAGGTGAAGGAGGTCTTTCCCTGTCCGGACTTGCCGTATACGATCCACGCCCCGGATTTCTGCCTCTTTCCAAAGGCATCCATGAAATCCTTGGAAAAGGGGATGTATTCGTATTTTTTGTTCAATATGTTGTCAAACGACAATGACCTGATCATAAGCCTGCTCCTCCGTTACTGATTTCCTGTCTGATTACCACATTGTCTATCATTCCCGAAAGCTCGCGCAGGTCATCGGCGAACAATACCTGGCGGGGATCGTCCTCACGCGGCTGCTTCTTGACCTTGGGAAGTTTTCCCCATATCTCTTCCGCCGTCTCCCTGTCCTGCACGCCGTTGGCCATACAGATGGCGATGACATCCTTTTTGGTAGCGCCCAGAAGGGTGATGTAATTGCGGCCGAAACGCCCGTCTATCTCGTCATACCCTTCAATACGTCCCACATACCGCCTGATATTGCGCTCCAGCGTTTCCGTGCCGGCCACCAGACACCCCATGCGCCCCAGCGTGTCATCATACAGGGGAATAAGCGTGCACATGGCCGAATGCGTGAGCTTGCCGGCATCATCTATCAGCAGGACAGGCTTATAGGAGGACAGGGAATTCATGTGCGCGATGCACAGGTCCAGCAGGCTGTCATTATCCATATAGCGCGTCACATTCTCTCCCATGGCCTGTGCCAGTTTGGTAAGGAACTTGCGGCTGCTCCATTTGCGGCACTTGATATATACAACCCCCTTGTCACCGCACAGATTGTACAGGTCAATCAGAGACTGGGTCTTTCCACTTCCGCTGCGGCTGCTGATACATACCCATTTGCTCTTTCCCCTGGCAACCTCGAACGCCCGCTTCACCTGCCGGTAAGAGGTTACGGTATCAACCACATTGCGGGAATTCTCATAGAAATAAAGGCCTGTGGCGATCCTGACCGCCAGGTTGTCGTCATTCGCGCCGTACTTGCCGGAACGGAACTGGGACATCGCCGCATCGGACACGCCGCAGCGACGGGCCAGTTCTGAAGGTTTTGAACCACGTTCTATCAAATTCTCTATGTACTGTTTCAATGCTTCCTTATCCATAATTATGCTGTTTTTAAAGTGTTATTAAATCATCTTGAAAAATTCATGTCGGCGTCGTCCCATTCGTAATCGTCATCCACAAGAGGGGACGGAACCCTGAGAGGTCCGGGCGCAATCTCTTCAAAATCCACGTCCTCCACCGTCTGGCCGCGCGCCTCGTACTTGCGGTCCTTGTGCCGTCCCCGGCTGTCGGTGAGCAGGGCGCGGTCCAGCAGGCTGTTGCTCTTGAGAAGCGGGTTCCGCTCCTGCATGGCGGTTATCACCTCGTCCACCTGCTCCTGTCTGGCCACATACCGCCGCTCGAACTGCCGGTTGAACTCGTCCACCTTCCTGCGGTGCTCGAAATGTTCGGGTTTCTGGTCGATCAGGGCCATCGGTGTCTTCATGTCACGCTGCATGAGGAACTTCAGATCCCCCGTTTCCTTTGCCAGCCGGTGCCCTTTGGTGGATTCGGCATTGACGATGAGCACCTGCGACAGATCGTCGGGATCGTAGTGCACGGACCAGTCCTCGTGGAAATGGTTGCGCAGCTCCATGTCGAAACTCTCGTAATTGATCCTCTCCCCGAAGAGCTCGATCAGCAGCCCCTTGCCGGTGAGCCGGTTGGTGCGTCCCGTCGTGTCGCCCATAAGAAACAGGTACTCCTCGTCACAGAACGGCATCCGGCGTTCCATGGGGGTGCGTTCCCATGCGGCCATGTACGCCTCCAGCTTCTTGGCCCGCTCCCTTTGCATGATGCCGTGTATCTGCGCCAGCACGCCCTCCTCGTCGGGGATCAGGTGGCGGTTCTTGTTCAGGATCTCTATATTGGGCTGGGAGCCGCGCCTGCTGTTGATGTTCACACCGCTCCAGTTCTTCTCCAGCTGGTAGTACGTCTTGTTCAGATAATTAAAATAGGGCTCGATGATCTTGGCCTTGGCGTTGTGGAGCGCGGCGGGAATGTAGTGCACCGTCATCGCCTCATAAAACGGAACCATTACCCCCTTCTGGTAGTTGTCACTCTGCAGCTGCAACGGCTTGTACCGTGCCCCGAACAGTTCCCGGGCGTGCCTGATGGCGTTGCGCAGCGCCTCGCGTATCAGCGCCGGGCTCTCATGGTCGCCAACGGCGTATCCTATCGGGTACTTGCCGCAGGCGTCCAGCACCACCACGATGGTCTTGCGGTTGTGGTAGGTGGTCTTCTTATAAGTCCTTGTCTCGCCGTTCACCTTTTTGTCCACCGGCTGCCTCTTCTGGTAGACCAGTTCCACGTCCCATCCGTCCAGTGTCCAATAGGTCATGGCGGTCTTCGGAGCCTCGCGCTTGTGCTGCATCTCGAGGGAGTTCCTCAGCGCGGCGGTACCGCGCTGGTGCCCCAGGGTGGTGGATTCCATCATCTTCCGGTACCTGTCCACCGTGACAGGGCTCTTGATTTCCGGTTTCCCCAATATGGAGGCTATCTTGTTGTACTGTTCCATGATCTGTGCGTTATTCAAGTTCATATGCTGGGAAAGCAGCTTGTGCATGATCGCCTCGTCCTCTTCGTCCCGTATCAGGGCGGCGGACGTGTTGCCCTTGTTCTTGTGCACCAAAGCGATGAAGCCTTCCGCCTCATACTGGTCCACTTTACGTTTGAGCGTCTTTCCCGTCGAAGGAAGTTTGTGGGGATAGCGGGTGTTGCCTTTGCTGTCCCGTACTTTCAGCAGGTCGTTCACCATCTCACTCAGCCTGTCCCATACGTTGAAACGGGAGCCGCCACGTCCGAAACCGCATTCCGCATTGCTGTCACGCAGCCGGATGACTGCATCCAGGACACGTGCCTGAAGCGTGTAAAGCGTGACCTTCTCCGGTCTGAGCGGCTTTCCCGCACCGTCCCTGTAGGTGGTGAAGAAGGAGTAGGCGGCTTCATTGTACCCTACCGCCCTCTCAAGCGGGCTGGTGGCGGCACGTTCGACATCCTCATGGGGATCACCGTAATATTTGATGTATAATTGCTGTATGTATACTTCCAGCGAGTCGAACTCCACCAGAGCGGGGCGTCTGAGGCTGGCACGCTCGGCAACAACAATCTGCTTTCTGTTCACCTTCGTGTTATATGTTCCTAACGGGAGGAAGCCCTTCTCGGAGCCCACCTTGCGTTTCGGATCATACATGATCAGCTCGTTGGCGTAGATACATACCTTGTCATTATAGATTACAGCCATATCAACCGTTTTATTGTTTAACCTTGTGCGGTTTCCGGCGTCGGACCGGAAACGTGGGCCGCCTTCCGGCTCCCTGACCGCGTGTCCTATTTTTCCTCCCTGTAATACCTTTGTCCGATAAGGGAAAGACAGCATACGACTGCAAGGACCGAGGCGGCGAGGTTCTCGTTGAAGGTGGGGCGTAGGTTGTCCGCCAGTCTGAGCACTACCACAAGGCCGATGACAGCGGCTGCTATATGGATAATTCTGAATGTTTTCATTACGAATCATTTTTAAGGGTTTATAAAATTGTTTTTAAATTTCTGCTCCTATCCGTCGCAGACCGGAGCAGTTTTGCTACATTTGTAGCTGTGTAATTAAAATTTATATATCATGCCTAAAGTAAAGCCTGTTAAATTTGAAGTAGGAGATGTGGTATATCTCAAAAGCGAAGACAAATACGCTAAAGACCGGTTCAGAATGACTGTTAAAAGTGTTACCGGTGAATATCCTGACATTCAGGAAGTCGAATGTATATGGCTGTCCAAAGGGGGAATTCTTCAAACCCATAAATTCGCTCCTATACTGCTAGATAAACATTAATCTCCGTCTTCCTCATCTTCTTCGACATTCCGTGCCATCTGGTTGAACCGTGCTATCGGAATGCCGAAGATTCTTACTACGAAAAAATGTCCGGGCTCTACATTCTGGAACACTTCATCAATCTCGATCAGTGTTCTTATAGCTTTTTTCTTTTTCATCGTTTATAGATTAATAAGTGTGTTAATTTTGAACTGGTTTATTTTTCGATTTCCTTGACCAGACGCTTCGCTCCGGCTATGTCCCATATCTTGTCGACCATCTCCGCGACTTTCATGTCGGTTGTCGGTCCTATCTTCACCATCACCGCCCCTTCGGCGTCCTGGTCCTTGGGAATGATGATCGGGCAGAGCATCCCGTATTCACGCCAGATCGTTATCACGATCCTCAGGTATTCAAGGTTGATACCCATCGTATAAGTAATCATCCCTGTTCCTCCCATTCTATCAGCAGTTGTCTGTACACCGGAACAGGTTCGGGATATATGATGCCTTTGTTCTTGTGGGATATGGCCAGCTTCGTCAGCCTGTCGGCTATACGGCGGCTCATTGTGTTGCCGGAATACACCTTGCATACATGGGAGTAGGTGACTTTCATGTTGGCGGCGACCGTTTTCAGATCATTCCGGTTGAGATAACGGCACACAGCCTGTTTCCATTCGATGAAGTCCGGACGGTACTTGGGCGCAGGGAGCGTCGGACGCTGTGCCGGACGAACGGAGTAGCCGCCGGTACGACGGATGGAGGGGAGAACCTCGTTAGTTACCCATTTGCGGAAGGCTTTTGCTTCGGGCTTGCGGGAAAGGAAGATCAAGCCATATAATCCAGATTCATTAACAGTCCATGTTTCTCGCCCTTGACCTGATACAAATAATGTTTGTATCAGCTTCTCGTCATCATCTAAACGCTTGACTGTCATGCTAACATCTTGTAACCCTAAAGCGCAACAAATGTCTTTTGCTATAAACCATGATTCTCCATCAATCATTTTCATCCGGATACCGGCGTTAATGCCGTCATTGAAGAATGTTTGCAGACCTGTTGTCTGCTGGTTGTTGTTCAGTGTTTCCATAATAATACATTATTAATTAGTACGTTCCGCTTTCACATTACCCTTGTTGTCGAGTATTTTGACTGTTTCATGCTTGACGATTTCGTCAACATTGTACAGCTTACTGTCGTTCCGTTTCTTGGCGGCTTCCCAGATTGCCGGAGCTTTACCACCCTTCTTCTGACCGGACAAAACCTGTCCGACATAGGCCATTGTTACTTTAAAGGCGACAGCAAGTTCCTTCTTGCCTTGTGCGGCTAACTTAATTACTTGTCCCAT